TAGTAGATGATTGTGTTCCACTTCTTACTGAGTCTATTTCCATTTGTCCCATTTTAGTTTACCTCAAATATTGTATCTATAAGATTATCTTTTACAACAATATTTTCTTTTTGTTCTTGTTCATATAATATATATAATTCTTTTATTTTTCTTAGTATTTCATCATTTGATAAATCTAATGAAAATGCAAAGCTTCTTACTATTGGTTCTTCAGAACCTGTTATTTCTTCACAATTTATGAATCTGATATCTTCTTTTTTTTCATCATGTATTATTTTATACATTTAATTTACCTCAAATATTGTATCTGTAAGATTATCTTTTACAACAACCGTTTCTGGTTGTGTTTCTTTATTATATATAATATATAATTCTTTTATTGTTTTTAATATTTCATCATTAGATTTATTTAAAGGAAAAGTAAAACATCTAATTATTGATTTGTCTATATTAATATATTCTTCACAAGTAATTGTTCTTTCTTGTTTTATTATTTCATCATTTATTATTTTATACATTTTAATATACCTCATATAAATTCTATTATCATAAATTTTGTTATTAATGTAGTAGATGGTGATAAAGTACCTATATTTCTTGTACAAGTTATAGTATTTTCATTAGTTAATGTTATTTTTGAATAAACTAAATCTGTATCATCTATAGTATCAGTTGTTCCACTACATGTTGTTCCACAATTTATTAATAAAGATCTAGATGCAACTACACTAGTTATAGTTGCAGTATTAGAAGATGCTGCACCTGTCATAGTTATTGTTCCTTGTTGTAAAGATTTAATAATAGATGGTTCAAATTCTACAACAACAAAAGTAACATATATTGGTTCATCATCATCAATTCTACTTGCTGTAACTGTTGTTGAATTAGTTAAAGTTAACATATTACATATATCATCCCATTCTAAATCATTAAAACCAGATAAAACTGTTGTACCTAAATGAAAAATAACAGAATATGATGTATTAACTGCTGTTATAGTTGCAGTATTAGATATTGCTGCTACAGTAATTGAACCATATTGTATACTTTTAATTATACCAGATGGACTTAAAGCATTATAAATAGTTTCATTAGAGATAGGTTCATCTCTCTCATCTGCTGGTGGAAATATGCTATCTATCTGTAATGCCATTTTATACCTCTCTAATAAAATCAGTTACTTTCTTATCTTTAAGTAAAGCTATTCCTCTTAATGCTGCATCTCTTAATATATTAACCATATCTTCAGCTTCTATTCTAGATGAATAACCTGACATATCATATTGAATACAATATATTGCTGCTAAATCTGAAGCTACTTGTTTTAAGACACCTTTGGTGTCATTATTCAATGATGTATATTGATCACTAAAGTTAAACCTAGTTGCTGCGTTAATAAATGATTCTGCTTGTGCTACATAACTATTAACGTAATCTGATCCTGTTGATATATCTGATGCACCAGCACCAGCTTTATATCCTACTTCTGCTGTTGTACAGAAAATTCCTGTGTCTGCCATTTTTATTAAATCCTCTCAATATATAATTCTAATTTCTTTTCTCTTGCTGCCCAAGCAGCTCTTATTAATCCTTCAGCTATATGTGAATAACGTCCATATATTCTAAGTTGATTAGTGTTAATTGAATTCTCTAAAGTAATTGATTTAAGACTATTGAAGATCTCTTGATCTCTAAGCAATAATAGATTGCCTGATTCTAGTAAATGTACTAAGTTAAGATAAAGATCTTCTTTCATTAGTTTCTTTGTTCTATTCTTATCAACATCATATGCTCTACTAGCATTATTGATAGCTTTAACTTTTCTTTTAGTTTGATTATTAACTAATAATTGATCAACAACAGCAACACCAAGGCCACCATCATCAATGTATATAGTCTTAAAATTATATAATGAATCTAGTTCCAATACTTTAGCAATTGTTTCAGTAGTCATAGTATATCTATGAACTATATTTTCTTTATGAATATACTGATTACCAATTTTTTGAAGTATTTCAAACGTAGTTTCATCTCCACCCATACGTGCAACGTCCATGCCAAGATAGTATTCCCCCTGTTTTATTTCTTTGTCTCTATCCATTACCATAGCTTTAGTAACTAAAGCATCTGGGAATAATTGTCCTACTTCTTCCAGGAATTGTGCTAAGTATTGTTGCGAGTATTGTAGCTTAGTCATTCTTTCTTTTTCTTTAGCTAGATGATTTAGCATATTAGTTCTTTGTGGTTCTGGTCTACCTTTAGCTACATCTTCTGAACTGATATGGAATGTTTTAAATTTCATATCAGGGTTAGTGTAAGCTTCATAAAAGTATCCTTGTTTAGCATTTGGTGTACTTAATAACCACATGACACCACCTGTAGTCAATAACATAGGAGTAATGCTTTCCCAAATTGCTTCTGGGAGATAAGCACACTCATCTGGGACTACAACATCAACCGTTAATCCCAATACTCCTAATCCATATTGACCTACAGCTTTAGTGATAACCTGTGAACCGTTAGTCATTACTATTCTATGTTTAGTTGGCTTCAAAGCCGGTGAATAGTCAATAAGGTCCTTATAGTTATCATTTAAGTATAACATAATCTTTTGTAACATCATCTCTGCTTGATCTTCAGTGATGCTGATAATTACTATTTTTTTATTTGGTCTGTTTGCAATAAACTCAGCAGCTTTAATAGATATAACTTGTGATTTACCAACCTGTCTACCACTACAGATACAGATATTACCTTCTGCTTCAATCACTTCTTTTTGCCATTTATCTAATTTAAAGTTAGTGTTCATTTTGTTAATACCAATAGGATAATATTAATGCAAAGATAGTTGGCAATATAAAAACATACCAAGTTACCCAATACATTAAATTATATCTATCATCTTTTATCATTTTAAGTATTTGGGTTGGAACAACCCATAATGTTATTAAAAAATTTTTTGTCTGTTATGTAGCCCGTCAGTTATATTGTGGGCTATATCCGCAGGCTTCTGTATTAATAAATAAGGTTATTGTAAGTTTATTGTTATACACTTACTATATGTCACCATATAGATTATAATATTATTATAGTTTATATATCTTATCCTATAATATAGATATAAGGTAATTGTTAATACAATAAGCTTTCTTTAATCTAGCGATTAATAGTATATTATAATAAGTGTATTAATCTATTAATAGATTATAAACTATATGTAGGCCCAGCGGGCATGTTTTGTTTAAACACCAACAATACATCAGCCACTTATTCTGTTATACAGAATTACTGTCTTACTGGATGACTATCATCCAGATAAACAGAATTACTCAAACATTGATGCCTCCA